AAAGGCCGCGCCCACCGCCAGCACGCCGGCCTCCACCTTCAGCGCGGCGACGGTAAAGTCCGCCACCGGCTGGGTCGCGTCCTTCAGCGACCCGCCGAAGCTATCCAGGTTCTTCACGGCCGCGGCCGTGGCGGCGCCGGTCTTGTCGACCCCCTGGAAGATCAGCTCGATTATCTTTTGCGCGTCGGCCATGCGGCGTTACCTGGTTGCGGAGCGCGCAGCGCGCTCCTTGTAGAACAGCCCCCACACGGCAATCTCTGTATCCGTCAGGTAGCCGGCCGGAAAGTGATCCGGCCGGGCCTCGTACAGAAACCGCCCGCGCTCGGCGCAGAGATAGGCCGCAGCCCTTACTCCGGGCTCGCTCCAGAGCGCTTCGGCTTTCCCTCGACCGCCCCCTGCCCGGTGAGCGCATCGACGGTGTTCGAGAGCCGGTAGAACGTGGTCGGAAAGCTCTCCGCCAGCTTCACGATCACGTCGCGGTTCTCCGGCCCGATCGCCGGCGACACGCTGGCCGCGGCCAGCATCTCGATCCGCCGGCTCACGTCCTCGGGCACATCGTCCGTGCTCAGGCCAAAGGCACGGCGGATGCTCGCGGCCTTGTCGCCGTTGCCATCGCCGGCCATGGCTTCGACCAGCGCGCGGATGTTGTCCAGCCCGCGCGCGCAGGCTTCTTTCGCGCGGCCCAGCTCGGCGGCGCTCAGGCCGCGCACGGTCCACACCGCCGGCTCGCCCTCGGCGAACCACGCGGCCAGCTCGGGCACCTCCACCGCCTGCTCGCGCGGAGCGAGCGCAGCGGCGAGGAAGGCGTTCAGGTCCATCGCCATGCGCGGCCCCTTACGCCTTCACATCCAGCGTTTTCTCGCGCGGCGTCACGGTGCAGGCCGCGGTGAAGCTGCCACCACCGGCCGGAAAGGTGCGACCGATGCCCAGGATGCCCTGCGTCAACTGCTTGGGCACCAGTTTGTCGCGGTCGGGGCGGAACTCGACCCAGATGTCCTTGCCCGACTGCGCCAGGAAGGCGTCGGTAATGCCGTCGGCCAGGATGGCGTTGAACGACGCCTGGCCGAGCGAGGACGACGCCGAGCCGACCGGGCCGTCGTAGGTGTCGGTCGAGTTGATCGAGTACGTGGCCTCGGCCGGCACCCAGTCGCTCGTCTTGGGGATCGGCGCGAACAGCGGCGCGGCCCCGCGGAAGTACACCTTCTTGGCGACCGAGCCGGTGTGGATGAGCGGCAGCGCCTCGGCAAAGGTGACCTTGCCGGTGGCGTAGTTGATCGAGGCCGGCGGATAGTCGGCGCGCTCCACGTGCAGGCCGGGCACGGCGTAGATCTGCGCGCTGGTGACCACCGCGGCGGTGTTGCTCGTCACACGCACCTGGCCAATCTCGATGCTGCCCACCGGGATCAGCGGCGGGCCGCCGGCGGCGCCGCGCGTCTCGCTGAAGGTGGTGGTGGCGCCATCGGTGCCGGGCACGACCACGACCGCGCCGGTGCTATCGACGGTGATCGAACACACCTTGGCCACGGCCGTTGCCGGGCGGGTAATCGTGGCGGTGGTGCCCGCAACGGAGATCACGCCCGAGCTGCTGGCCCCCGACACGGCCGCCATGCTGGCGGTCAGCGCGGCGACGTTGACCACGTTGTTGGTGGCCGACGGCGTGAGCGCCCCGCCCGTGAGCAGGCCATAGGGCGCCACCACCGGCTCGCTGCCGGCGGCGTTGGAGATCGGAGAGAACGAGGCCACGAACACGGCATGATCGCCGGAGTCGGTCAGGGCCTCGAAGGGGTAGGCCGTCTGGCCGGCCTCGTAGCGGACGATGGGGTTGCCCATGTTGGAAGATCCTCAGTTGCGGGGTGAAAAAACGTTCATGACGATTACTCGTCGAGCTGGTCGGGTTTGCCGCGCGCGTGGTGCCAGCGCAGCCGAATCGCGACCTCGGCAAACACGAACTGCCCGGCCTCGGTCTGGATGCTCTGCCCGTCGGCGTCGAAGCCGTCGGCCAGCCCGCCAAAGGTGTCGTCCACCTCCAGCGCCACCCACAGCGCGGCAAGCATGTCGTGCGCCTGCGCGCGCAGCGCGGCGCGCGCCGCCGTGGGCGTCATCGCCGAGGTATCGACCGCCGCCGCCGCGCGGCCAATCGCCACCGGCGTTGTCCAGGCCACCACGCCATAGCTGCCACCCGCCTCGTCGGCCCCGTCCTGTACGATCGTCACCGGCAGGTCGCGCTCGTCTTCGGGCGCCGGGATGCCGTACTCGCCGGCCACGGCGGTGGTCAGTGCGGAAAGCAGACGCTCGCGAATCGGGGTGGCCATGGTCAGGTCTCCGCCGGGTGCTGCTTGACCAGCAGGTAGCGCATGGCGTCGAGCATCTGCCGCTGCAGCTCGGCGCCGGCTTCGGGCAACACGTCCTTGCGGATGTTGCCGAACACCTGCGACAGCGACGGGCCGTGCAGCACGTCGAGCTTGCCGTCGGCCAGGCGGCGCGCGATGCCCAGCGCGCGGCTGTTCTTGAGCACCACGTAGAACGGCTTGCTCGCGGCGGCGCGGCCAATCTTCTTCGCGGCGCCGCTCGGCTTCACCTTCACGAACATGCCGCCGAATGGCTGCGGCGGCGGCTTGATCCACGACACGCCATCGGCCGCCACGGCGGGATCGTCCGAGAACTTGGTGAGCAGCAGCCCGCGCGAGGGCGTGCGAATCGCGCCCGACAAATCGGCGCGCGTCGCCCGCTTGAAGCTCAGCTTGTCGCCGACGTAGCTCGCGGTCAGCCGTACCTCGCCGCGGATCGCCTTCGATGCAGCCGTCCTGACCTTCGGGCCAGTCTTGTTGATCGCCACGCGCAGCGCATCCGCGCTGTTGCCGCCCAGGAATTCAAAGAGGCTCAGTGCCTCCTTGATGGCCTCGCGGTCGATCTGGACATCGTAGGTAACGGCGGTCATGCGGCCAGCACCGTATGCTCGAGCGCATCCGAGCGCAGCACCGAATCCACCACCAGCGTGCGCCCGGCGAGCTCGCCGCCGGTCACCGCAAAGGTGTCGCCGCGCCGCGGCATGGCCGGCACCTGCACCACGCGCACGCTCACGGCCACGGTCTTGCCCGCCACGCGCGCGGTCTCGCCGTACTGCTGCAGGTTGTGGTCGATCAGCACCGAGCACGGCACCGGGGCGGCGTCGCGCGCGGTGAAGCTGGCATCCTCGCCGTCCATGGCGTAGATGCGGTCCACCGACACGGTCAGCATCGCCCCGATCGCGCTCATGGTCGATCAGGTCCCGGCCGGCGTATACGCGCCGAGCTTGATGCGCACCGTGCTCGACGGGTTGGCCGCGGCCGCCACGGCCACGCCCACGCACACCTGCGCGGTTGCGGTCTTGTTGACCACCTTGTTGGTGGCATCCCAGAACAGGCGATCGCCGACGCTGATCGCCAGCGCGCTGGTCTTGCCGATGGTCACCACGCCTTCGGTGATGAACTCGCCCGCGGCGCCGCTGGTCACCGGTGCCAGCGCCACGCCGAACAGCCCGGCGCCGAAGAGGTAGCCGACGCCCGCGGCCACATCGGCCGCGGGCGTCAGGGTGAGGGTGCGGCCCTCCTGGATGTACGTCTGCATGCTGCGTTCTCCTGGTTGGCCGGGCCGTCATGGCCCGGCGCTTGAGGGGGTGGGTAGGGGTTAGCCGCCGACGTTGGTCACGGCGCCGCGGTAATCCACCGCGCCCACACCGAAATCAAGGCGCACCTTCCAGCGGGTGCCATCGACGGTGAAGCCGTCCTCGCTCTCGACATACGGGGTGTCGTTGCCATCGAGGAATACCACCTCGAGCACCGGCGCTTCGTTGGGGTCGGCGAACAGATAGCGGCGGTTGCTGGTGATGCGCGGCGTATCCACGATGTCGCGGAACAGCCCGTTGACCATGTTCGGGCGCTGCAACTTGTTGGCGGTGTCGGGGTCGTACTGCGCGCCGTTGATCACACGCGCGGCGCCCCCCAGCGCGAGGCCCACGAGCAGCACAGAGGGGCGCAGATCGAGGAAGTCGTTTCCGCCGACGTCGGTTTGCGACGCCATGGCTACGCGGTCGAGGTCGAGCGCCGCCACACTCAGCGCCGCCGAAGTGGTCTTGTTGGCGTGGTTGGCGTGGAACAGCGCGTAGCCGTCGTCCATCGTCGGGCCGTCGCCGCTGTTGAGAGCGAGCATCGCGTAGACGTCCGCTTCGACGGTGCGCTTTGCGGCGCGGCCGGCCGCGTCGGCCAGGCCCAGGAATGCGGCCAGGTCGTCGTTGATGATGGCTTGGCGGCTCAGGTTGATGACGTTGCCCTTGGTGCCGGCACGCACCTTGGCGCGCTCGCCGTCGGGAATCGTCTTGTTGCGAAACTCGCCGAGCTCGTTGAGCGCCTCGAGATTGCCCAGCGAGCCGACGCGGTAGCGCGGGTGGTCGCGGAAGTCGGTCACGGTGCCGCGCTTGCAGAAGCGGCTCCAGGTGTCCGGGGCGGTCGAGTACGCTTGTTGCAGCGTTTTGTGCATGGCGTTTTCGAGCAGGATCGGGAAGTCGCTGGTGCCCTGAGTGAAGGCGGCGCCCACGAGCTGCATCTGATCCATGTGGCCGTGCTTGATGCCGGCGCGATCGAGCGAGGCGCGGGCGATGTCGAGCAGTTTTGCGCCGCGATACTGCGACGCGCGGGCGCGCTCGCGGGTGGCGGCATCGGCCACGCCGGCGCGCACCAGGAGCGAGGCCACAATGCTGGCGCGGCGCTTGTCTTCCTCGTCTTCCACGGTTTCGATGTGGGTCGCACCCACGGGCTCGACGTGGCGCTGCGCCATGGCGGCAAGGATCTTGCGCGCGGCGGCCTCGGGTGTGCAGCCGGAATCGTCTTCGCACTCTTGCTGCAGTTTTGCGAGCGTGGACGCATCGGCGCCGGCCATCTTTGCGGCGACAGCGAACTCGGCACGCACACCAGCGCGGCGGGCCTGGTCGGCGGCGAGCACTTCGGCAGCGCTGGGCTGCTTGGCTTCGGGGGTGGCGGGTTGCGGTGCAGCCGCCTGCGGGGTTGCCGGATTGGGCATGGTGGGGGTCTCCAGGGGAGTGGAAGCCGCAGGCGCGGCGGGTTGCAATGCGGGATGCCGCCCGGCTGCCGACGGGTAGCGGGAGAGCGCGGCTTGCGGAATGGCAGCCGAGGCGGCAATCGGGAGCGCGGCGGCGACGGCGTCGACAAAACCCGCGTTGAGCGCCTCCTGCGCGGTGTACCAGTGGTCTTGCCCGTCGGTGAGCAACGCGAGCACGTCATCGGTGCTCATGCCGGTCTTGGCCACGTAGCTGCTGGCCATGGCCTGCGCGTACTTGTCTAGCGTGTCGGCCATGTCGCGCATGTCGGCGCTGTTGCCGACGGCGTAGCCCCAGGGGGCATGGATCATCAGCAGCGCGTTGTCGGCCATCTCGACCGTGTCGCCGGCCATGGCAATGAGGCTCGCGATGCTGTACGCGGCCGCCTCGATGCTCACGGTAATCTGCGCCGGATGGCGCTTGATGGCGTTGTAGATGGCAATGCCATCGGTCACGCTGCCGCCGTAGCTGTTGATGCGCACGGTGATATCCGTCGCGTCGATCGCGGCAAAGTCCTTCACGAACTGCTTCGCGGTGACGGTTTCGTCCCACCACGACTCGCCGATATCGCCGAAGATGTAGACCTCGGCGCTCTTGGGCGCGTCGCCGGCTGCGGCGCGCGCGGCGCGAATGGAATACCAGGGTTGCGACATGGACAGGCCTGCAGACGAGGAATGACGCTTGCAGCCTATCCCCCCGCGTGTCGCAGCATTACTGCCCGGTGCGACAGTTTTTTGCTGCGCGGCACGCGTCGCAGCTCAGGCCGCGCAGCTCAGGCCGCGACACCCGCGCGGCCGGGCGTCGGCTCCAGGCTCACGGTACGCCATTTGCCCTCGCGCCGATCGAGCCCGCGGTCGTCCTTGTAGAGCTCGGTCATGCTGGCATGCGAGTGCCCGAGCAGCGTCTGCACGTCTGCAATGCCCTGCGTGTGGTACAGCCGCGCGGCCAGCGATCGGCACTCGTGCAGGCTGGGCGGATCGGTATCGGCACTGCGATCGCGCGGGCGCGTGACCATCTCGAGCGCCTGCTCGAAGCGCCACGACATCGACGGGCCCACCGGCGGCGCACCTGTGCTCTTGCGCAACAAAAAGGCGTTGGCCCCGTCCGGCGCCGGGCCGTACAGCCGACAGGCCTCGATCGCCTCGCCTACGCTGAAGCCCACGGCATGCAGCCGCAGGTGCAGCGGAATGGCGATGCGCGTGCCGGTCTTCTCTTGCTCGACATGCAGATGCGGCAGCGGCTCCCCGGCGACCAGTTCGTCCCACACGTCGCAGAAGCGCATCTTGCGCAGGTCGCCGCGGCGCTGCCCGGTCACCACTGCCAGCAGCAACATGCACGCCACCCAGGGCGGCTGCCGGCGACGGGCGTAGTCGTGCATCGCCGCCCACTGATCGAGCGTGAGCCGAAGCCGCGCCACCCTCACGCGCGGGGTGCGGATGCCGTGGCACGGGTCGCGGTCGATCCAGCCGTAATTGACGGCCTCGCGGAACATCTCGCGCACCTCGATCATCATGCGCCGCGCCAGGTGCGGATGCTGCGCATGCACCTCGGCGATGAATCCGGCGATGTCGTGCGGACGGATCGCTCCGACGTGACGCGCGCCAAACTGCGCAACGAGCCGCCGGATGTAGTTCGCGCGATTCTGCTTCGTTTTGGCCTGGATGGGCTTGGCCGCGACCAGCTTGCCGTAGGTCTCGGCCCACTCGGCGACGGTGCGGTAGCGCGGCAGAATGCGACCGAGGGTCGCGGAGAGCAGTGTCACGGCACATCCTTCTGTTGCGATCGCAACGCACGCCACAGCGCCCACTCGGTGGTTATCCAGGCCAGCACCCAGGCGCCTACCACCAACTGCCACAGCCGCAGCGGCCGGGCCGCGGCCTGGCGCGTGTGCGTGACGTGCCCAGGGTAGCCGCAAAGCGCGCCCGACCAGTGCCGCAATCGCCGGTCGGGCTCGTACCGAAAGACCTCGCCCGCCGCGGACTCGTGCCACACGTGCATCAGGGGCCCCCGCACGCTGCCCGCTACCACCATCCGGCCGCCGTGCTTGTGCAGGCGGTCGAGGGTGAAGGTGACGCAGTTCGATCTCATGGCGGGCGGGGGATTCGGCGCGCGAGGGGGATTAGATCAGGTCGGAGCTTATGAAGTGGGTCGGCGCCACGGTGCCGCTCGCCGAGAGGCCCGACATGGCCGTGCCGCAGCCCGCCGGGTCAGATTTGGCTGCTATCGTCAGCCGATAACTCTTGATAGCCCATCCGTCGTTGTTGGGCATTGATGATGTCGATCGCAGACCTCCCGTCGAGCCATCGCTCGGCCAGATCGCGAGCCGTATCGCCGTCGCCCATTTGGCTGTCGCTACAGCGCATCAACCACTCAAGTTCTCGCCTCGGGATCATCACAGCCGTCATTTTGGTCGCTCCTTCGGAGCAAATGCTCCAAAAACATTGTAGGGGGAGGGGGTTAGATTGTCATCGCGGAGCGGGCCTGCACGTACTCCACAAGCCCGCCAGGGTGATACGACTCCGGCCTCGGCAGCCCGAGCATTGCGGCGCAAATCTCCGAGCAGATGACACCACGGCCTGTGATTGGCAGGCGCAGAACGTGCTGCGCGATCAGATCCATCCAGCCGTAGGGCATCCCCTGCATGCTGCGATAGACCGACAGCGCGCGTTCCGCGTCGGCCCACGGTACGGGGAGGACCGTCCAGTGCGGCGCGGACGTGTCGATGCGCTTTGCACGCACCCCACCGTCGCGGATGCTCGACGTGTAGCACATGCCGTCAATGACGATCTCGCAGTGCGAGTACGGGCTGCGCGTCCAAGCCGCGATGACGTGCCCGCCGATGTCCGTCCATCGGTGCGGGCGATATGCGGCGAGCTCGACGCGCGACAGCATTACAGCCCCGCCATCATCGCAAACGCGGCATCCACCTGTTCGGGCATCAGACCGAAAGTTTCGGCCACCGCGTTCAAGTGCGGATTGGCGCGCTCGAAATGCAAGCTCGCGTCGTACCAGTCGATCAGATCCTGTTCGGCTGGGTCGGTCGGATCGAGCGTAGCGCGCCACGCTGTCACCGGAGTGCGCAACCCGAGCCGGGTCAGCCCCTGCAGGAACTGCCGGCGCGTCACTTTTTCGACATGCGGCACCGGGGGCGTGCCGGTGCGGACTTCGTAGTGACCGCCACCAGTGGCGATGAGGTACTCGCCCTCTGCCAGCGCGGGCAGGGTCTCGACTGGCATCCAATGGTCGGGGACGCCTGCGCCCGCTTCGATTTCCTGCGCTGCGCCCGTCCATACGAGCGCGCCATTCAATTCGATGATCGTTTGCATGATGTCAGGCTCCTGCGTAGATGAAGGCCAGCGCTTCGCCGCTTGTCGCGTTGGGTAGCGTCGGCAGCTTGAAATGGGTGCTCGGGTTGTACGTCGCGGCGGGGGCGTTGGTCATGACCCGATTGCCGACGCCATCGGCCGAGACAGCGCAGAACAGGGACAGCCCTGGGCTCCAGCAGACCGAGTACCACTGTTTATCTGCGGCGCTTGTGCGGGAGGTCCAGTTAATACCGTCCTTGGAGGTCATCACGCCGTTGCCTGTGCCGCTGGCGGCAACGGCGCAGAACAGCGACAGTTCCGGCGACCAACAAACCCCATACCAGTTGTTATCTGCGGCGCTCGTACGAGCGGTCCAGTTAATACCGTCCTGGGAGGTCATCACGCGGTTGCCTGTGCCGCTGGCGGCAACGGCGCAGAACAGCGATAGCTCTGGCGACCAGCACACACTGCGCCACGAGCTATCCGCGGCGCTTGTGCGGGAGGTCCAGTTGATCCCGTCCGGGGAGGTCATTACTTGATTGCCAACGCCGCTGATGGCAACGGCGCAGAACAGCGATAGCTCTGGTGACCAGCACACACTGCGCCACGAGTTATCTGCCGCGCTTGTGCGGGAGGTCCAGTTAATACCGTCCTGGGAGGTCATCACGCGGTTGCCTGTTCCGGTGGAGGAAACAGCACAAAACAGCGACAGTTCCGGCGACCAACAAACCCCATACCAGTTGTTATATGCGGCGCTCGTACGAGCGGTCC